TAAGTATTTACTGTTACTTTTACGACGAGTAATGCGAGCGGAGAATCTTACGGTTGATGATGTTGTGTTAGAAGAGATTGTAAGTTGTGTACAAGGTTCTGCTCGAGCGGCGTTAGTAATGTTGGAAAAAGTAGCGAAGTTAGATACGCAACAGGCCTTGAAATTATTGCGTTCAACATCAATGGAGTTAGAAGTAGATAGTGAAGCTGTGTTAGCATTGTGTCGCGCTTTAACAAGAAAAGATGGTACTTGGGGTGATGTAGCTCAGGCACTAAAGGTTGTGTATGAAGAAGGAGGTGATATAGAGAAGATACGATATCAAGTATTGGGGTATGTGAATGCGATTTTGTTGCAAGGAAAAGAAAATCGTAGAGCGGCGTTAATAGCTGAGTGTTTTCAGCAGCCGTTTTACGATTCAGGGAAAGCAGGATTAACTCTTGCTTGTTATCAATCAATGTTTTTAGGAAAGGAGTGATGTATGGGTGTTGTACGTAGTAATGAGAAGACTCTTGGGTATAAGTTGTATGATGTGTTTTTGGCAGCGTTTGTAGCACTGTTGTTATTGACAAACATCATTGCAGTGAAGTTGATTGCGATAGGGCCGATTGTGTTGACAGCTGCTGTATTTGTATTTCCACTTACGTATATCTTTGGAGATGTGTTGACAGAGGTATACGGATATAGTGCTTCACGTAGAATTATTTGGTTAGGATTTGGTTCAAATGTTTTGATGTCATTGTTGTTTTGGATGGCAATTGCATTACCATATCCAGAGTTTTGGGTGCATCAGCAAGCATTTGTAACTATTCTAGGATCTGTACCTCGTATTGTAGTTGCGTCATTGTTAGGATATTGGATAGGTGAGTTTCTTAATTCATATGTTCTTGCACGTATGAAGGAGTGGATGGTATCGTGGGATCCTCAACACAAGCATCTATGGATGCGGACAGTTGGATCAACTGTGGTAGGAGAGAGTGCTGATTCGATTGTATTTGTTTTGGTTGGATTCTTTGGTACGATGCCGTTTCCAGTATTGTTGTCCATGGTGTGGTGGCAGATAGTAGTAAAGATTGGGGTGGAAGTTGTGTTTACTCCAATCACGTATTGGATTGTAGGTCATGTGAAGCGGATTGAAGGTGTAGATGTGGTAGGTGCTAATACGTATAATCCGTTTGTACTATGAAGTTTTTTGAAGTTGTGAAATAATTCTCAATAATATAACATGGAGGGGAAGTAATGACAAAGGAAGAGATTTTGCAGTCGGTGCAAAGAGATGTAGCAATCAATCGTTACAAACTTGAAGAAGAGTGTGCGAAGCAAGCTACGTTGTATCTGTACTACTCAGATTTGTTAGCAGATGCAAAGGCAGAAGAAGATGCGGCAGATGATGCCTTAGATACGGTGTTAGGAGAAGTTGAAATTCAGTTACGTGATCATCCTCCTGAAGGAATCAAAGTTACAGATTCAACAATCAAGGCACTAGTGTCAAGCGATGAGAGAATAGTTAAAGCAAAGGAGCGTCTTCGGGATGCAAAGGCTTGGAGGTATAAGTTAGAAGGGGTTGTGAATGCATTTGGGCATAAAAAGTCGCAGCTGGACAACTTAGTTGTACTGTGGTCGAAAGGATACTACATGTCAGATACCGGTACTCCACGTACCGGATTAGATGTGGCAGCAGACGCTATTCGAGGTAATCTAAAACAGAGTAGAGAGGAGTAGAAACATGAAAACAGTACATAGTAGTTTGAAGAGTAGTTTGAAGAATCGGTATGCAGAATCTGCACGTACTAAGGACACAGGCAGCGGAAGTAGTCCGTTTAGTTTTCCTTCTGATGTGAAGTTCTATAAACCGAAAGAAGGAAGGAATCGGATCATTATTCTTCCTTACAAGATCAAGACGAAGAAGCACCCGTTAGTTGCGAAAGGAAGATGGACTGTTGGAGATCTCGATTATGTCATGGATGTTTGGGTGCATCAGAGATTTGGTGGAGGGGAGTTAGATTTGATTTGTTTGAAGAAAAACTATAACAAGCCTTGTCCGGCTTGTGAAATTGCAGAAGAGTATCGGCAGGCAGGAAAAGAAGACGAGTACAAGGCTTCGAGACCTTCTCGGCGTGTGGTGTATAATGTATTAGATGCACGTGCACCTGAGAAAGGTGTGATGATTTTCTCCACGTCGCATTACTTATTTGAAAAAGAGTTGATTGAAGAAGCTATAGCTGCTGGTGAGAATGGGGAACCTGTAGATTTCGCGGATTGGGAGGATGGGAAGATTATTTCCTTCCGTGGTTCGATAGCAAAAATAGGTCAGAATGAATTCCTAGAGTTTAAGTCTTTTACCTTTGAGCCAAGGGAACAACCTTTACCCCGTGGAATTGAGGAGGAAATAATTTCATTAGATGAAGTAATGACTGTATACTCTTATGATGATATGAAGAAGATGATCTATGGACAGAATGGTATTGATGAGGAGACTGAGGAAGTGCAGGACCGTGGTCGTACTATTGTGTCTGATGATGATGAGGAAGAGATTACTGTTAAGAATGTTCGGAGGCCTGTTCATATAGAGAATGAGACTAAGCCTTTTCGTAAGAGTATAGATACAGAAGAAGAAAATGAGAAAGAGGATCGTATTGTATCTGCCCGAGAAAGTGATGTAAAATCTCGATCTCGTTTTGAAGGCAGTGATAGAGCTTCATCTCAACAGATAAGTAAACGAGATGTTTGTCCTAGCGGACATAGATTCGGCGTTGATTGGGATGCCACACCAGATTGTGAAAAGTGTAAGGTGTGGGATAAGTGCGGTGATACATTTGAAGAATTGAAGAAGATTCGAAAATGACGTTAGATGAAATAGAGAAAAAAGAATATCTAACGACAGGTGAAGCGTTGCGATTCTGTCGAGCACATGGCTGGACAGTATCTATAGTATCACTGTATTATCAAGGACTACATGAAGGATTCGCACGTAAGACTGCTGATGGGTATCATTGGGAATTCTCTCGGAGGGGGTTAAGTCAGTTTTTGTTACAGAAGAATCTGCCACCCCCTCCAGGGTATGTAACTGTTAGTGAGTTGGCGGCGAGAGAGGGAAGCAGTCCCTCGACACTATATACGAAGTTAAAGCGATGGGGTGTACCTATGATAAAGTTGGGACCGTTAAAACGTTTGTATGTTTGTGAGGTAGAATATGTCAGAAGAAAGAATAAAATATAAGTATCCTACTATAATGAATGACGAAACATTTCCTACAGGAAGTGACTTGTTAGATCTAGTGGTTGGAGGAGGGCAGCGATACGGTTATCCAGCTGGTAGAATTGTTAACATTGTAGGAGACAAGTCTTCCGGTAAAACGTTTTTAGCTTGTGAGTTGATTGCTGCGTCTTACTACAAATGGAGAGAGAAGTTTAGATGGGTGTATGATGATGCAGAGTCAGGATTTACCTTTAATACGCAGGATTTGTATGGGTTTGATGTGATACCAGCAGATAAGCGATATAAATCACGTACTGTTGAGGAGTGGGCATGCAATGTACGGTTGTTTTTAGATTCATTGAAGAGTGATGAGATAGGGATTTATGTATTAGATACATTAGACGGGCTTTCTTCACAGCAGATACATGCACGGTCTGAGGAGCGTTTCAAGAATTTTAAGACTAAAGGAGACGCAACAGTTAAAGGTTCGTATCAGATGGAAGCTGCAAAGTTTCTTTCACAAGAGTTTTTTCGAGAGTTGACTTTTCTTGTTGAACAGAAGAAAGTGTTACTAGTAATTATTTCACAAGTGCGTGATAAGATTGATTCGTTATTCAATGAACAAACACGTTCTGGAGGAAGAGCGTTGGATTTTTATGCGCATACAGTGTTGTGGTTGTCTACGATGCAGAAAGTAGTAAAGAAGGATAGGGTTGTTGGTGTAGTGGTTAAAGCATTGACGAAGAAATCAAAGACTCCACGTCCTTTCCGCAGTTGTATTCTGACATTACTATTTGATTATGGAGTAGATAATGTTGGATCGAATGTTGACTTCTTGTATGATTTGCGTACGGAGAAAGGGGAGTTGCGGAGTGCAGGTGAGATGTTGCGGTGGTCGGATGGTACAAAAGAACTTACACCAAAAGCATTGGTAGAGTTTATTGCAGAGAAGGGCAAAGGAGATCTTTTTAAAGAACATAAGAAACTCTATAATTTAGAAGGGGTGAAAAAGATTACAGAGTGGATTTATGGTGAAGGAGGGTTGCGGGAAGCATTTGAAGATGCGTTTGGTATTGCTATGAAACGGAATGAGTTAATTGAGTGGATCGAGAAGAATAATAAACAAGCGCAGTTAACAGCAAAGGTGAGGGCCAAATGGGAAACACTAGAAGAATCGATAAGATCAATTCGACCTCGGAAATACGAGAACCTAACATGATGGAGCTCTTTGATGTTGATAAGTTTGCGTTATATCGTACTTGGCTTGTGTATGTACATGAGATGGCAAAGAATCCAAGAATAGATGAAGTAATTTCTAAATTGAAAACGTCGGAAGCTATACATGCACGGACACTGGATTATTTCATGGCAGTGGGGTTGAATGTATTTGTGGATGGTGTAGCAAAAGAACTATCTA